GGAATATTTTTAAACGGAGACCTTTTTATATTATTACCTCCTAATGAACTATTTGATCTTCCCATGTGACGGAAAGGGCTATTACTTAATTTATACAAATTTTTGCTATTATCCAAATTTTTTGCCATATCATCCATGATAACTCTTTTAGAATAACCTCTATTAGCTTGCTGAATTCTCATGAAAGCAACCATTGCACAAAAAGCAACAAGTCTATCCACATTGACTCCATCTGAGTATGCAGCCATTTCTTTTAATAACATGATATCAGGTATTCTTTCAATACCATATTTAGTTCTTACAATAGTACCATCAGATTTAGTTTCAACATCAAGTTCTTCTTTTGTGTACTCAATAGCATAACTCAGTAAGTGAGCTTTAAATAATGTTCCTGTATTTTTCCAACCATACTCCTGATACACTGAATTATTAGATCCCAGGTCTTTTAAGAACATTATTTGACTTTTTGGTACTAAGTACTTCTGCTTCTTTCTAGAGATCATATACTGAATAAATAATGAGATGTTATTCTCAATTACTGTCCAGGCATTATACCATTCAATAATTGTTTCTAATCTCTGATGTGTTTTATTAATATCATCAAACCTTCCGCACCATGCAGCTACAATCTTATCTGGTTCTATGTATGTTTCAGTTTCTATACCGGTAACCTTTGTTACTTCTACAGGAGCTTTCATAATATAGATAGAACATAAAGATTCAGATGTAGTTGTTTTACCTTCTGCCACGGGGTCAATACTTGCATAGTACATTCCAAAGCTAGGATTCTCTACTGGTCTTTCCCATACTACAAGAACTCCTGTTTTATCTTCAGTATTTTTTGTAATTGGAAATTCTGTAATAGGTCTTTTGTTACTGTGCTCAGGAAGTATTTTACCATTAGCATCTCTACCTAATTCTAAAAATTCATAAGCATATTCTTTATCCTCAATTCTTCTTTGTTGTGCTGTTACAAGATGCATTGGGAACTTAGATATAGTTCTGTTAGCAAAAGCTTCTTCAATATTTCTTGGGTGCTGAGAAATCCTCAACTGATATGTTTCCGGAGCAAGTTCTTTTTTCCATTTCTCAAACTGATCATCTAGTGCTTCTAATGCTTCTTGTACTTTTGAATTACCAAAGTTATCAATGTATGGTGGCATAGACCATTGTTCAGGAATGAATAACCCAGATCTTCCTACAGAACCTTTATTATCTAGTAAGTCTGTTTCTACAGAATAGATATCATTTTCCTTTGGATACAGAATCATTTTTCTCAATGGTTCACACTGAGATAAATCCCCTACAGATCCTGCTGCTATAAATACACCAGTAGTAGTTAAACCAGATCTCATTGCTGGGCGCATATACTCATAAGTATTATCCATCCTTGGAGCAATCCCTGCTTCTTCATGAAAGAAGTATTTAACCGGACCCCCTACACCATTTGTTGGATCTTTCTCAAATGACATACCTTGAATAGTACCTTTAAGACCTACTTCTGTTTTTCTATCTCCTCTTCTTACCTCAATCTTTTGTTGCCACATCATTACCTTGTCTGGAGACATAGGTCTATACCATGCTGTATGTTCATTAAGAAAAGCCGCGTACTCTTGTAAAAACTTCCAGGATCCTTTCTCATTGATGTAGTCTTTAAGACTGGCACCAATCTTTAGAGTAACCCCTTCTTCAAACCATTGTTGATTAAGAAGCTTAGCCATGTGATAATAAGAAGAAGCTATCTGTCTTTTCTTTAGAATAGCAATGTGATTATAGTTTAGTTCTGCTAGTATCTCATATAGAGCCATATGATACTGAGCATCCCGGATATCAGCAAAACCAAACTTTTGTATTTCTTTATTGAAGATAGGTAGAAAGTTTAACCACATATAGTAGTCTCTGGTCATATACCAGACTTTATCATTTTCTTTTATCAATAGCCCTCTTCTGCATTTTGCTTTCTGATCATCCCAGTATGTTATAAAATCTTTAGATTTAAAAGGAGCTGTACAATAAACTTTGTCTTTATTAAACTTAGCTGACTCTTGTGTAAATAAATGTGTAGTAGTATCATTGAATTTATACTTACCAGGTTCTTTAAAAACATTAGTTAGTAAGTATTCATAGAATTCTTCTCTTGAGTTAAAGTCAGTAGAAGTCCATGTACCATTATCCCATGTAGGTATGTCTTGATATATTTCTCTCATTATCAGTTAATTAGCTATCATATGAAAGTCCAATTCCTCCGCGCACTTTGCTGGATTGTTCTTCTTGTAAATCTTTGTACACTCCTTTAAATGAAGTTCTGATGTCATTAAAACTTTTAGCAGCTGCAATGATAGAGTTCATGTTACCATCTCTACCTGTAGTAAGTGTTGATGTTTCCATAAACTTTGCCAATCTATCTAGCATAGATGCAATACCTTTATATGCTCTAGATGTTGGAGTTTCATACATTCTTTGACAAAATAGTAAACCAATAGCAATGTCATCATCTTCTGTAGAAAACTCTGCTTCTATTTCCTGGAGGATTAAAGATTCTTTATCTACTTCAGGTGTATAGAAAAATGGATTCATATCAGGATTAGGACATGTCATGTAAAACAAGTACTGGTAAATCTTTAAGTGTTCATCTGGATAATTATCCATGATATCCTTTAAAGCTTTCAGTGTATAACAATGTTCTGTAGGAATCACAGTGCCATTTTGAACATCAAATAATCTTACTATCATACAAATGGGTTTTCAGGTTTATTTTTTGTTTTAACTTTTATATTAAACAAGTGTTTAAAGGCATCAATAAATCCAGTAGCAATATACGGTGTAAATAATAAATGATTATTAAAACATACAATATAACCTTTATCTAAGTGTAGTTCATTTGCTTTTTGAAAGTTTGCATCTAACTTTTTATTAGGTTTAAGCTTTACAAGTAATTTACCTTTATATCTAAATAAGACTATACCTGAATAACCTAATATAATTGTTCTTCCAGGATAGTCTCTATCATAATGTCTTATTTGATAAAATTTCATATTATTTCTTTTTAATTACTATTTTGTTGTCTTTGATATAATGCATTAAAGCATTAACCTCATCTACAAGATACGGAATTACCATGGGAATTACATCTTTTATTACAGGATCTCCATTGTGATCTAGTTTAATAACTGGATATCCATACTCATCTTCTGAATCAACCTCAAATAAAACATGGTGAATAAACATTTTTCCTGGTTTCAATTTAGGATTATGTTTAAGCATAATATACATGTAGATACTTAATTGAATTGCATAGTGATTAAAGTTACAATCATCTAAACCATCTAATGGAAATTGTAATTTATCTGAAGCTCCTTCCCAGTTTACAAAAGATTCTTTCTTGATCTCTTTGTTTGTATTATGAGTTTTAATATAATTTTTTCCTGCTAAATAACTATGTGTTTTACTTTTTACTGATAAGCATTTAGTAGCAACAGTCGGTATTAATTCAATTGATTTAATTAATCTATAACTGTCTCTAGTATATTTATTAAAAGATTTCATGTCTAAATGTATATCTTTATTTCTTGTTAAAAAAGGACTAAATGTATCAATTCTAAATGTAGCATGATAGGCAGGTTTTTTTATTTTATTATATGTTGTATAAGTATAATGTAATGTAGCTTTAATACCTAAACTACTAGCTATTTGAACAACAGCTTCTGCTTGCCATTTTTGTGTTGTATTAACTACACATGACTTTCTTTTACTATTATAATGACCATCTGAATCCATTAAACCTCTTAACAAATCCAATCTTTGGGTATAAGATGCTGTTAAATATAATTCAGGTAAATGTTTATTACCAATAAGATTTAATTTTTTTAATATTGGATATATATCTAATATAGTTTTAGTTTGTGCTTTACCACAACCACCTTTAGATATATCTTTTCCTAAAACATAACCTCTACGTTCAATTTCTAACCATGTATCATTATTCATATTAGTTAAAGCTCCACACTGTTTTGAACCATCACCTAACCATAAACCTAATACATATGGATCAAGCGGTAATTCTTTAAATTTATTTTCAATACTTGTACAAGAAATTCTTAGTATTTCATTTTTATTTTTTTTATGTAATAACTGTTCAGTTGTATATTCTTTTTCAATATAAGACACTGTATAAGATTTTGTATTATATACACCTTTAGTTATTCTTTCTGTTATTAACCATTTATGTTCATGATCACAAATTAATTCATCATTAGTATTAAATTTAATTTTATAACAAGGATTATGATGTATTTCAGAAACATGTTCTACTTTAGTAGGTTTTCCGTTACCATCATATATGATATCCCCTATCTGAATATCTTTTATAAATTTAAAACCTTTAATTGTTGGTATAGGAGTATCTAAAGCTAAACCTTTATAGTCAATGATATTTATTTTACCATTCACTACCTCAACTAAATCTGACTGACCACATATACCTGCAGATTTAAGATATACCATATGTTCAGGATACACTCCTTCTTCTAACTTCTGACTAGGTGCAAGTTTTATACCAGTTTCTGTTGTTTCATTAGGAATGAAAATTGGTATGTTCTTCCCATCAACTTCAAGAGATGATAATGCACAAAGATCTGCTTCTCTCTGGTTGTGGTAATATGTTCCCATTGTAACAGCTCTTTCAGATTCAGTTTCCCAAATCTCTTGTATCTTCTTTGGCTCAATACCAAACCACTTAGATCTCTTATTCTTAGAAACTTTTGCAGCAATAGACTTAGCATCAAAAGGTTTTTTAAAGTAAGCAACTAATGTTGTTACACTTATCCAATTAACTTTATCTTCAGCTTCTAAGCTTTTGTAAGTATGATCTGTTGCACTAAAGTATATACTCATCTTATTTAAGTTTATCTAGTTTGTCTTCATCTTCTTCTGATACTACAGCTTTCCATCTTAAATCAGGACAGTCTGATGAAAGAGATCTTAGTTTAAATTTTAATGAACATCCACATAATTGACAACATGGTTGTGATCCTGTTAAAGCACAAGAATCACCTTTATCATCTTTTCTTACACAGGCATTACAATGTTGCATTCTAGCTGCAGCTATCTCCTCAACAAATCTATCTCTTATAATGGAATTCTTAACACCTTCCATGATTTGGGTTCTATTCTTCCAAATCTCCTTTAAGTTTGGTTTCATCTTTAGATTTTTTAAAGTTAATTTTTCTTTCTTCTTCTTTAACAATCATCTCATGTAGATTCTTCATAGCTTCAACTTTTATTTCTAAAACTTTTTTATGTTGATATGCAGCAAATGTAGATGTATCATGTGTGATTAATTTTGTTTCAATAGTTTCAATACCTTTTTTAACAGCATATGGTTTAGCAACAAATTGCCCTAAACCATCTACATTAATTCTAGGATGGGATAAGTTAGTAAGATTTTTCCTTAATGTTTTATATACATATTCAATTAAGTCTTCTACTAAATTATGATCAACTTCTAATTCCTCAGAAATTGTTTTATAGAGGCTGACTGCTTTCTTCGGATTCATAACCTAATAATTTATAATCAAGTAAAATGGTACCTGCTGTTTGTATTTTCAATGCTGGATTTAACATCACTTGTTTTTTATTACTTGGATCTTTTACTATCAATCCATTCTTCTCAGCTTTGTTTATGCAATTTCTAACAGTTTGTGGAGACTTGAATATCCAGTCTTCATCAGAAGATGCATCATAACAAAAATGAGTGAGCTCTATTGGCTGATTAAAACTTAATAGTGTCAAACAGTTTAAATCAGACTCACTCATTACTATACGGTTAATATAGCAATGAGTTAGTATCTGAAATTTAACCACATCCCACTTAGGCATCTTAACCTTTTTCTGAACTTGGTTAACTGTTGCCATACTTATGATCTTTTAAGTTTTCTTTCTG